GCTGCCGTGTAACCGAATGCCGTTGACAACTCGCCGCTGATGTCCGCCTTGACGGTGTTACTCAAACTCGGTGCCGTGTTCGTTAGCAGCACCTTCAGCGTATCGCTGCCGAGGTTGTGAACTTTTTCGTGAACCGCTTCGACGAACGAATAAAACTTAGTCAGTGTTGGCATTCTGCCCTCCGTTACTCAAACCCACCACCTACGCCAGCCCCGCTATAGCGAATCTCATACGACCCCGTGACCATGCTGGCCGGCGTCAGCGTGCCCGTATCAATTGCCTCGCCGACCGTGCCGCCTGTGCCGCTACCCGCTCCCGGCTCCAGCGTTGTGCCCTCATCGTTGCAGTCCTCAGCGATCACATACCAGCCGCCGTTAATCCACGCAGCGATGCCGTACCGGTCGCCGTTGACGCAGACCGCCGACGTGGTCCAGTTCATCACCTTGATGTCCTGCCCGCTGTCTTCAATCTGCTGCGTCGTTGCCGCTTCTTTCCACACGTCGCAGATGACGCCGCCGAGTAAGGTGCCGACTCGACCGGGGATGCCGCCGGACGGGGCTTTGATGAGCTTGAACGTCTGCTGTGCCGTAAACATCCGTGGCACCTTACGGGCCATCGGCTGCTCTGGCGGCTTGCTGCCGTTCGCTTTGTACCAGGCGACCATCTCACGCAGCCGCCGAATGTCGTCGTCGGATAGCTGCATTACTTCAGGTCCAGTGGGGCAAAGGCAACCGGGCGATACTTCAAATAACAAAGATGCGGCTGGTCAGATTGATACGGCTCAGTGTTCTGCGGCACAATATTTGACGGGCTTGAATAGCCAAACCTCAGTCCGTGCCCGTTTAATGCAACCGGCTCCGATGGTGCGACCCATAGCGGCGTGTCGACTTCACCATCTAACTGGAGCAGTGCGATAGGTTTCGTGGCGTACCACGGCACATTTTCGCCGAGCTGAGTTTCAATGTCATTTCTGGTTAAAGTGTCATTGCCTTTACCCGCGAACTGCCCCTCCCATAACATTTCGTTATAGCCTTCGTCCTTTATAGAATCGAACCATTTGCGACCGTATCGCTTGGCGTTAAGCTGGACGCCTCGCCGAAACCACAGCCTGCCGTCTCGCCAGTGGTCTTCCTTGATAACGCCAGAGCATAATAGTTCATACGGACCGTATTCCAATTTCATCCGCAAGCCATCTTTGTCGTACTGCGTCATCACCACATCGTCAGTATTGACACAGTCGATCCACTCCTCCCACCCCTCGGACCAGTTGCGATGCCAAGTCCAGTACACAATTTTTTTGCGGTACTTGCGTCGCGTGACTTGCCCAATAACGTCATTAGCAGAATTGACCAGCGGGCCGGAAATTAGCGTTCCTGCCTCAATTGATGGCGCAACTGCAATTCGATTCACAAGGTAAGGCGGAGGCTGTAGAAAATTCGCAAACTCGCTAGTCGGGTCGTCTCGATAACCCTCTGTTATTCCGCACAAATGTGCCGCAAAGTCAGATTCTTCAGTGTACTCCTCCAGCGTCACTTCCAGCCGCGGCGCAATCTCTTCCGGCGTGCTGGCTGGCAGGCCCTCAATTGTCCGCTCGTATCGATTAATGGCGTTCGTAAAACTGCACACGACATCAAACGTGTTCTTGGCCTGCGTGTCGCTGCGTCGGCGGGGGACTCGCTGGTAGCAGTAGACCGGGGCAGATATGCCAACGATGGTGTATTCCTGCCCGATGCGTGGAAGGTCCGCATCCAGCAACGCCGCCGAGATGCCGCTGGCCGTAACCTGCCACGTCTCCGTGTAGTCGTATTGCATGTAGCCGTCAATCAAGCGTTCGGCCAGTTCTTGGTTGCTTCGGTCGCCCATTATTCAATTAGCCCTCTGCGTTGTGCCTGCCTGTCCAATTCAACACGGACTAACTCTTGCGATGCGGCAACTTGCTTTTTCAGCTCGTTCAGAATTTCAATCTGAACCTGTTCCTGTGTTCCGCCTGGGTTGCCCTTTAATGCACTGCGGTTCAGTGCTTCACGCTGGTCCGTCCGCAATGAGTAGTCGCTAAAGTTCGGGTCAAACTGCCGAGCCTGCTGAAAGAAGTTAATTAGCGAGTCGGCATTGAGTCGCCCTCGCACCTGCGTCATGAACTTGCCGCGGTTGTTTGCAAACTGCCCCATGCCGACTTGCTCAGTTGCGGCCATTGCTTCCGCTGCGCGAACGATGTCACGACCGGGCATGCCGGAAACGCTTGGCGTCAAACCTGCTGCCCCGTTCTTTCCGCCGAGCGTGTTATTGACGAACTGCAAAACCTGAACCATCTTGTCCAGCCACGGTGTCAACTCGACCGCCAGTTTGCGAATCAGCCCCGTCCAAGTGTCTTGCAGTTTCTCCGTTTGCCCGACCATCTCGCTGATTGCCGTGACGCTGTCATTCTTCAGCGTTAGCCCAAGTTCATCAGCGGTTGCCGCAATCTTATTTAGGTTGTCCAGACCGCCGCCCAGCAGCGTTGTCAGTTTGGCGTCATCGGTTCCAAACAACTTGGCGACAATCAAGCCCTTGCTGCCTTGGTCCGGTAGCGTGCTAATCTGCTGCACGACTGTGCGGAACTGCTCCAGCACTGGCATCTTCGACAGGGCAAACATGGAATCCATTTCCAGCCCAAGTTCTCCAGCCAGTGCTTTGAATTTGCCCATGTCACGGGCCGAAAGCTGGATGTTCTGCTGCATTGTCCGCAGGGCTGGCACGACCGTATCGCCGCTAACTTCGCCGCCACGAATGAAAGCCTGCTGCACCCGGACCAAGTCGTTGAACGGAATCTGCAAATCTTCCGCAGCGTCCGCCAAGTCCTTGATATTTGCGATCTCCTTTTTGACGTTATAGCCAAGTATGCCCACGCCAGCCGCACCGGCAGCACCTGCCGCCATCAACCCGGCCTTACCGATAGACCGCAGTGAAGCGTTCACCTTGTCCAGCGTTTTCCAAACTGGCGAAGCTGCACGGTGAATTGATGTCAGTTCGCGGGCAATATCCTGTTTTGCTTTGGCGTACTGGGCCGCGCTTACTTTGCCAGCGTCAAATAGCTTGTTTAGGTTGGTTAGAGCATTAGCGGCTTTCTGTTCCGCCGTCGTGTCGCCCAGAATCTTTTTCAGCAGCTGCGTCTGCGACTTCGTGGCCAGCATTCCTTTAGTGAAGTTGCTGGTATCGGCGACCATCTTGTAGGACAGCGTGTGTATTGTCGTGCTAGCCATGTCCTAACCTTTGAAAAAAGTCCATTGCCGCCTGCGGGTCCATGCCCTTTTTTTCTTCCGCTGCCGGAAACCAGCCGTTTAGGTAGCCGAACGCCCACCACTCGAACAGCTGCTCTCGGTCCAGTTCATCGGCCACCGCATCGGCGTCCAGCCTGCCGCTAAGTTCGGCGAGCTTCAGATGCAGAAATCGCCGATGGTTGTGCCTTAGTCGCCTGATGTTTTTTTTAGTTTGTCGCCGATGTCCTCATCACTCAGCCCGGCCAGCGACATCGCCACATCCGCCAGCCGTGTGACTACCGCCGATGGCATCTGCCGCATCGTCGGGAAGTCGTCTTCCGTCAGATAAGGCTGGCCGTCGTCGCCGACCACGCACAGACTGACAATCTTCAGCCGTGCGTCCTGCTGCCGCTGCTTGTTTACCTTGTCGCCTGGACGCAGCCACAGGTCGAACTCCCGCACCCGCATCGATTCTGGCAACTCCCGCATCTTGACCACGCCAAACTCAGGCACGTCAACGCTAACAATCTTCGTTTCCCGTGCCTTCAAAAACTGCTCTCGATTCACCGTCTGCTCCTTAGGTGTTGTATAAATCGAACTTGACCTTGCACGCCGCCGTGTCTGAGATGGCGTATAACGTCACGCCCGCCCCGATATGAAAGCAGGCTTGCCCGCCATTGGCTGGCAACTTGATTGCGTTCGCTCCGGCACTGACAAACCGCAGACTGACGAAGTTGGTCGTATCCAAGTTGGTCGCCACGATGTAGCCCGGCACGACATCGCCAAACGCTACCGTCTCCTCCGAGGTGCCGACGTCTTGGCAAACGCTGCCAGCCCGTGCGGTCGTCTGGGTGAACTGCCGCGTCTGCGTCTGTGTCGTTTGCCGCAGGTATCCATTAGTCACGCTCGCCCCAACCGTGACGCTGATTTCATTTGCCATTACTCGTCGTCCTCCTCATTGACTGCCACTGGTTCCGGAACGCTGCTAATCTGGTCAGGCTTGATGCCGAACTCCGTTTCGACCAGCACCTTGACCGCCGTCACAATCCACGGTTCCTGCGATGCGAACCAGTTGATGAACTGGACACGGTGGTAGGGTGGGTCGCCTGTGTAGCCGACCAGCCCGTAACCATCGGCGATGATGCTTCGCAGCTGCGGAAACAACGGGCCGCCGTCTTTGTCCTTGGCCGGATGTGGTGCCAGCCTTACACGTTCTGCCATCTGTGCCTCCAATTAGTTGCCTGCGGTCCATGCTGGCGGGGTTGCCCCAGTCCATTTAACGGTCAGCTCGCAGGTCTGGACTTGGTTCGTTTGCAGCGTTGGGAACTTTACCCGTGTAACCAGTCCGGTTCCGGCGTAGGTTGCGGCAGTTGTTCCGCCAGGTGCAACCGGCCAAGTGATGGTCACGGTTTCCGATGTGGTGCTGGTTGCGTACCAGCCCGCAGTCGCCGCTGGGTCGAATTGTGCGGTCAGCGTCACCTCGCCCGGTTCCTCCAAGTCGCCCGCCATGTAGGTCGGTGCGGTGCTGGCCAGATGCGTGATGTCAATTGCTGGCCGGGAACGCTCGCCGGCGTCGATAGTCAGCCAATTCAATGCCCGGCTGCTGGTTCCGAACGTGATACTGCCGCCGTGCCCTGTGTCGATTCGTGTGTTTGCCATTAGCTTGTCGCCTCCTGATACATGACGATGTAATCCCTGCTCACCCAATACCGTTTTTGACTTGAACCAGACACTGGAGGATCAAACCCCCGACGATAGCTAACGTTGCCGGTGACGTTCAACACCCGCACCAAGTCGCCGCCAGTGGCCATCGAACCCCGAAACATTTGCAGAGGTGCGAGACGTACCGCTTCCGCAAGGTTGTAAGCAGCCGCAGCCGTGACGCCGTAGCAATCGATCTGGATGCGGTTGCTGCACACGCCGCTGATTCCGGCGAGGTGTTCCAGCGACTGACCCTCAAATATTTCCATGACGATGTAGGGCATGGTCGCCCCTTCCTTGGCGTCGTGGAAATAGATGCGGGCTGCGTCGCCACTGCCGACCAGTGCCGTAATCGCCGACTTGGTCTTCAGGTAAATCCGCAGGCTGTTCAGGATGTCCGGCATTAGCGGCTGCTCCTGATGGACTTTTCGAGGCTGCTGATAACCGCTTGGTTCTGCTGTATCTGTGTTGAATCAACGGCAGGTGCCAGCCATCGCTTAGCCTCGACAAACGTTTTGCGTGTCGCTGGCTTGTCGCTCCAAAAATACGCCTTGTGCCCGAACTCCAGCAGATGCCCGTGTGCGGTCGTGTTCTTGCGGTCCTTGCCTTTCATGTGCGGCTCCAGCTTTTGCCCGGTAATCGCCATGTGTAGCATTCCGTCATTCTTGGAAACCATCTTGATGGCGATACTGTCCGCCAGCGGTTTCCGCAGCATGTCACGGTCCCGCTGCTTCTTGCTTTTCTTCTTGGCTGTTCCAGTCCGGTCGCTGCGTGGAATCCGTGCCTGTGCATCCTTCTGCACAATCTTGGACGCTGCCTTCAGTGCGTCGGCAAGTGCCTTGCCACGAACCAGCAAGTCAACCCGCTGGAGGTAGTCTTCGATCTTGACGTCTTCGCTGATGCTGGACTCAATAGCCATCTTCGCTTTTGCCATCAGACAACCACCTCCGTCGCTTGAATCATCAGCTGCGTATTGCTGTCCATTGCCAGCACCCGGCTCACTTCGTAGTAAGTCTGGGTCAGCGGCTGATAGATTCGCATGTTAGGAAGGATTCCGGCGTAGTACCGCATTTCGATAACGTGCGAGACGGTCGCTTCAATCTGCCTGCCGCGGTAAGTTTCGCCGCCACTGACTGCGGTGATGCTGCACGGCAGGTCACGCCAAAGCGTCGTTGCAAAAGCAGGGTCGTCGCTCCCCTCTGCGGAGGTTTCGCGGTAGACGTGAACACGGTCACGGTACTGGCCAGCCTTTAGTCTCATGGGTAGTTACTCCGCTTGAGCCGGGCCAGCAGGTTCTCATAGGCTTTAAATCCGCCTGTGATGACTTCGTTGCCCATCATCGTGCGCTCTTCAAAGTAATACCCAATCAGCAGCAGCATCGCCTGCTTGTAAATCTGCGGCACTGCCCCACCATTGGCACCATAGCCCGCCGTGTAGGCTAAGCTGATGGCGTCCCAGCGGTCGTAGGCTGTCGGCCATGCCGCGTTGCTATTAAGCCACACGCGGCGACGGTCCGTGTCCAGGCTGTAGAGGCTGGCCGAAAATGTCTGCTGCGTGTTGGCTGAGTCGTAATAGGTGATCGAAGTGACCGCCGAGACTGGCCGGTAATACAGTTGCCAATATTCTTCGTCGCCGGACCAGTTGAATTTTTCCGTAACCGTGCGAGATATGAGGCAAACTTGACAGTCATGCTCGACCTGCTCCCTTGCCTGCTGAATGAGGTTTTGCAGATGCTCGTCGTGTGCCGTGTCAGCGTCGGCGATTTCGAGGTGCTTTTTCACCTCGCTCAGTTGCAGCGGTTCCACTGCCGGGGCTGTCTGCGTGATCGACTTGTCCGCTGTCCGCAATGGTCCGCTGATTGAGAATCCGCCCATTTCCAAACCTCACCAGACAATCTGCCACACCGGGATAAACTTCGATCACGTCGTCGGCCTTGCGACCGTTCCAGTTGCGGAGCAGTTGAACCTGCACCTGCTGGACCTGTTTTAGTTTCATGCCTGCTGCTCCTTGCGTTCGAGGTACTGCTGCCGCCACTGCTCTGGGTAGATGTGCTGCGGTTGCAGGTTCTC